TAGAAGTCGTCATCTCTTTCGTCAAGCGGTATGCCGAGCGCGGTCTTGACTGTTACGAGCGTTGTATAGCCGTTTGATATGGTCATTTATTTCACCTTGATTCCCTTGGCGTGCTGCGGTTTTTCAACCACCTTGACGGCTGGTTTAAGGAGTTCGGCATATCCACCACGAAGAAAATTATCCAGCGCGTCCGGGTCAGTGATGTTAACTTCTTGCCCCGCTCTGAATGGGATAGAGTGTCCGTCCACCAACCCGTTGAAATTCTGTAAAATGCGTATCTTCATGTTTATCCTTTGTCCCGGAGGTGGTTAGCCTCCGGGACGTCTTTACAAAGTGTTAGGCCATCGAGCCGATTGCAAACGCTTCAGCCTGTGTCACTACACCGCCATGACGGAACCAAGCCAGCAAGCCGACTTTACGGTTTCCAGCGTACAGTTCGTTCAGGCGCTGGATCACCAGCCCCTTACGCTCCACAAGTGCGTAGTAACTCCAATCACCGAACACGATTGCTTTGTATTTGGTGGTGGTGTACTTCGGCATGTAGGAGGAGGTCAAGCAGCGTTTGCCCATGATGCTTTCCTCGTTGATCTCGTGCGCCCCGAAGGTAAACACGTTTGAGGATGACAGCCCGCGTAACATTCCGAGGGTGTCGTCGTTCATTGTCCACACGGCGCGGTCACGGTATTCCTGCTTTAACTTGTGATACAGTTCGGGGATCTCGGCTGCGGAAATGCTGTTGGTGTCGTCGAATGTCAGCGCGGCAGTCCCACCAACGGTCACGCCCTGCGGCGCGGTTGTTCCTGCACCGATAAGGGCGTTGCGGTTCTCGGTCATAGCCATCCAGCGGCCAAACGAGTTCGTCAGGAACTGGTTGAGGTTTGTGCCATCATCGTCAAGCAGGTTCTGTGACACTTGCACGATCTTCGTGAAGTCGTAAATTTTGGCTTCCGCGCTTGAGAAGGTCGGTTCATCTTCGTTAACGGCGGCCATGTCATGAGCGGACTGTGCAAAGTAGGTCTGTGAGGTCGCCTCAACCGGAATCTGCAAAACATCCCGGTTGGTCTGCAGGATCATAGCCCCAGCCCGGCGCGGGATGGAAAGTTCATTCCGCTTTTCGATAATCCCACTGTAGAAGTCATCAGGCACTAAGTACCCACCAACTCCGTCGGTATTCTCACCGAGCGCGGCTTTTAAGCCCTTGACTTTTTCACCGGAGCGTAGGTAGTGCATGAACGCGCGGTTCGGATCGGGGTCGCCAAAGTTCTCTGCCTTGATAACGGCAGGTGCATTGATCGCGGGGGCGTTAGCCAGTTTCTCTAATTTCGCCTCCATGCGATCTTCGAAACGCTTGATCAGCGCGTCGATGTCAATTTCTTTCTTTTCAATTTCTTTCTTTTCAATTTCTTCTTCCATAATTTCACTCTCCTGAGTAAGTTCGGTTTTTATTTGCTCCGGAGATTCGTCAACCGTCACGGCTTGCGTTTCCGCCTCCGCCTTGACCTCTGTGATGCCTTCCCCTTTTGCGTTGAAAACGGCGTAATCGTTCGCCGGTTTTCTCCATTCGTTTGTATCAAACAGTGCAAGTTCACCCAGCGGCCACGTGGTAATTTCGCCATCATCGTTATAGCGCACAAGATGACCGACCGCCCCGGATGACGCGCGCACAACGTCAGACTTCACTCCAGTTATCCGGCTGGTCAGCGTTTCTGTTTCGTCCAGTTTCACGTTGAACCAAAACCCTTTACTATCCGTGTGATCAAATTTAGCCACACCGATAACAGCAGGTACATCCTGCCAGGTATCAGGCGAGTCCGGCCCAAATCCGTGATAGTACGTGACGGGTATCTCCTTCTCAGGTGATAACCAGGCATCGGTATTCGCGGTGAACGTTTGCCCGTCTGAATCACGCCCGTTGAATTGCCCGCCGAACGGCATTCCCAACACAAGGTACTCGTTGCCAGGCAATTCCTCGTAACGTTTCACGGTCTGCACTGGTTCACGCTTCTCCGCCTTCATCCCTTCAGGTAATTTCGTCATGATCTTTAGCTGCATAATCTACCCCCTACCGTCAAGCGCTTTTTGAATAAACTGCCTTAGCACTTTAACAATGTCTTCCTTTTTCCCATCGAGCAGGTTTTCTGCGGTTTGCCAGCCCGTGCGCTTGTGATACCATGTCTGCGATTCCCGCCCCTGCACATAAGGCGCATACGGCGTGACATTGCCAATTACCGCCTCTGAACCGTCATCGTCCACCGCATAAGTCCAGCGATGCCTCAGCGTTCCAGTCCTGCGGTAAGTTGATCTGGCTGGCGCGGGCGGGTATTGCTTTAGTTTCGTGGTGAGAGATACTGCCACAGAAGTCATTCCATCCCTGAGCGTCTTAGTATCACCGACCGCGTCCAGTCGCTTCAGCAATTCGTCAATTCCCTCTATCTGCACGCCGTAGCTCATTTATCCACCACCATGTCGTACATCACTTCACACCGGCAATTCACGTGTGCCGGAGGAAAATCCTCGCCCTCGATAACCTTTTCGTGCATCGGCCCGCAAATGTCACACACTCTATCATCGTTAGCCGTGATCCAAATCGGCTTGAAATGCAGGTTCGGGTATTCAGCCTCTAACACGTTCACCGTTGCCACCTCCGCCTGAACCGCTGCCCGCGTTGTTTCTGTTATCGCTATCATCGAGGCGCGGCGTTCATCGAATATCACGCTGTTTATATGCGCCGTCACTTCATCAAGCGTCCAGCCCTCTGTGTAGAACTTATTGATATATTCGCTGATCAGCTTCTGGTTAGTCTTTTCGTAACCCTCTAAGAAGTGGCGGGTATTCTCAATCGCCCAATCAGCAGCCCGGCTGTTTATCAGCGCCCAATCCACACCAATACCAACCTGCGTTATCAGCGCGGTTGCCTGCTCTCTAAATATTTCCTCGAATATAGGCGCGATCACCTTGCGAATCGCCGCCCTGCCATTATTCCAGTAGGATTGCGGCACGTTGGAAAGAGAGGGAGGGTCACCCAGTAAGCGCATCAATTCGTCACGCTGTTCCTTCCAGATACGCCCAAGTTTGCGCTCCATCTCGCGCTCGAATTTATCTCGCTGTGCAACCGGCGCTTTGAGCTGGCGTTCTATTCGCCCGATCACGTCACGCAGGTTCTGTAATGGGTTCATCCACGTCCTTCGTGTTTACCGTGATATGAAATTCCGGCTTATCCATGAGAGAGCGTTCCAGTAACTCATTTGCCCGCTTGAGTTCCTTGTATAGCCCTATGTCCTGCGGTGACTCATACTCGCCACCGAATACCCGCTTGACCTCATCAGGTTCAACGCACAATTTCAGCGCGGCATGTATTTCGTCCTGGATAGCAAGCGGTATCAGTTCGCTATCAAACTGGCAGTCCGCGCTCTTCCCGTCCTTGATGCGCTTCAGCGCCTTGCGTTCCCACTTCTCAAATTCAGCCGTCACATCCAAAGGCTTCTCAGTTTCAATCGGCTCCGGTTGCGGCGCCATGAACGGAATATCGGTATTGCTCTCAATGCCCAGCATTTCCTTAGCCACCATCGGATTGACCCCAGCCTCAACGTACAGGCTGAACGCCTGCGCCCGCTGTGTCTCGTCCTCCTGGAATATATCCATCTCATCAAACGCGAACTCCATGCGCAAGCCCATCGGCTTTAATACCTGGCGGTTCAACGCCTCCTCAACAATGCGCCCGCGAGGTCTTACCGTATCCTGCCAAAACTGCATCCGGTGTGAGTCCGCGCTCGCATAATTGTCGTCACCACTGAACATATTGACAGGAATTCCAAACGCGTTAGCTATATTCTTTGTCGCCTGCGCGTACAATTCAGGCATGGTCATCTTGTCCAGGTCTTGACTTACCACCTCCGGCGTTAGCTTCGTGCGTGTTGCCAGCGCGCGCCACGCATTACCAACCCCGCTTGCCAGTTTGCTGAAGAAATTCTGGATGCGCTGCTTCTCCTCCTCAATCAAACCATCCGCGCTAACCAGCACAATCGGCATTGCCCCCGCCTCAAAGAACCTGGACGCAAATCGCGTCTGGTAGTTCATCAATCCAGCGTCATTCAAGCACGCCTGCACGGTTGAGATCCCGCTTGTCAGGTCGTCGGAGTAACTGAATTCCTTGATGTAAACCATGTCGGATTCCGGCCACACCTTGCCCGCTTGTGAGAATGTAAGCCCGTACGCCGCGTCATAATGCACGGCCACCGTGAAGGGGTTCAGCCGTTGCAGGTCAAGTATTCGCACCTTGTTGCGGAGTTTCAGGATGGTTGCGATTCCAGCCCCAAGCAGGTCGGCTTCGGTCTTCCAAATCAAATCCCGCATCTCACACGGGAACGGCCAGTCGACTTCCGTTTCCCCCTTGTAGATGTGGATAGGCACGCTCGAAATAGCGTCGCATCTCATCTTGACCGCGCGGTAAATAAGCGGGACTTGCGAGTACGCCTCTGCTACCGAACTGATCGAATTGGTAAAGTTGCCCGCGTCCGCCAATGCCTGCTGCTGCCAGGCGGGGAGCGATACCAATGCTTTGGTTGCTTTATTGAGTTGTGATAATTTCATGGTCACGCTCCGAATAGAATCACGGGTTGCGCTCGGTCAACTGCGTAGTATGCCAGCGCCAATGACATAACACAGTCATCATGCTGACCATCCGGCGCGCTGTATGAGAATGTCCCCGAATTGTTTTTCTTGCTCTCAAATGACAATAGTTCCCCCACTAATACAGGATCGTCAATAATGCGTATCTGCCCGTGTTCAAAGGCTGACTGCAATGACTGGATAATGCCGTGCTTCGTCGCGTTGGTCGTTGTGAACGGGATAATGTTCATCCCCCGGTTGTGCAGATGGTCAATGACCCCCTGCCCAATGCTGTTGGCTTCTACCACCATGCCTATCATGTTCCACTTCGCATACGC